TGACATAGCCCATATCCACCAAAGTGAATTTACCATTATTTGGCACTATATCATTGGGATCAATGCCGTTGACTCCCCGAGGTGCCGAATTACTACATGCCATAAACAACAAAGCCAGAAGCAACAAAGCCAGAAGCAACAGTTTTTTCATAAAACCACCCGTAAGTACTTTTTGATACCCCGAGCAATTTCGGATTTGCCCGTAAAAGCCACTACACGACTACCATTTTTTAGATCTGAAACGGGCACTATAAACCGAGCCACATGCTCCTTTTTCTTCTCCATCTCCTTTTTATCATTCACCACGACCATGTCACACCGATTGGTTTTGATTGACTTCATAGCCAAAGAAACAAGGGTTGCCAGGGACGCCCCTACCTCAAACTTGAATCCAATCAGAATAAGATCCTCTTTCCAGTCTTTGATCATACTGATGATCTTCGGATTCACGGTGATTGTCTGCCTCATGTACTCAATAAAGGCCTGGGGATCACTGGATTTGCATTTCACAGACTTACTCCGTTTGAACGTAAAATCAGAGACTGCCATGGCATGCACAACGGCATGAATGTCACCCTCTGTCACTACCGTCTTCATGGCCTCCATGGCGTCCATGGCCGAGCGTACCGAAATAGCCCCCTTCGGGGAGACCTGAGGCATGGTTGCACCCTTACCGTGAATGTAATAGACGTTAGCACCGTCCTTAGTCAACTGGTCAGCGATCATTGCCCCCAGTTTACCCGAACTGACATTCGTCAGAATACGCACATCGTCGATATATTCCTGGGTACCTCCAGATGTCACCAGGATATTCTTACCCTTGAGATTTTTCATGACTTCTTCCTCCTATGCTGATTTTTTTCATGTGCCACCTCTGCTTTAAAGAGAGCGTCCGCTATAGTCGCCCCGGTAAAAAACTTTTTGGGCTGAGACATTCCACCAAATCCCACAGACCACTCAACACCGTTCTCAGTAAGCGTCCGTGATATAACCGTACCGGGCACACCAGGATATCGAGCTTCCATTTGGTTTATAATTGTCTCAAGGTGCAAAGGTAAAACCTTCATATTTTGGGAGCCCACAACCTCTTTTCCCCATTTATCGTAAGTTTTTGTAGCATCAAACCCTGGCGGAAGCAGAACCCGTGTTATCCCGGCCATTCTTCTGAGTAGATCACAGGTTATGATTCCATTCTCTGCGTCAATATGGTGATCATCACAAAGACTTGCTGCATTATCCAGATGATATCCCCCATCGGGCCATAGAGAGCGATCGATTATGTGGTGGGCATCCACAGCCTTTTTTTCACATATAACACAGTGGTTCTTATCCCGCTTGAAAACGGCCTTTTTGAACTGCTCCCGAATCTGTGCTTTATCTTGACTCATTTTTTATCCTAGCACGTTCTTCCATGATTATTATTTGCTCACCAATATGCTCAACAATGGTTTTAATGGACGGAAGCTTACCTATTCCTGTATCGCCACAAGCCAGAAGCCCGACCTCAGGATAAATCACACGGTTATAAGGGCGCTTCTCCAGAATACTAATGTTATCCATATTCTGTTTGGCCTCCCACATTTTTGTGTTCATCGCCGGAAATACTATAGTATGAATCCTGGCTGGCAAAGCCATATAGATCGATGTAAGTACATTATCCGCAACACCTTGGGCCATTTTGGCTATGGTGTTAGCCGTGGCCGGACAAACAAGGAGCATATCGGCCCATTTTGCCGTCTCAATATGCCATATATGACCATCTCCGGACCATTCACGAGTATCATCCAGAATAGGCCTGTGAGACATCGTTGCCATGGTCATGGGCGTGATGATTTTTTTAGCGGCCTCAGTCATGACAACCTGCACTTCATGACCATTTTTATTAACCAGGACACTGGCCAAGTCCGCCATTTTATAGGCGGCGATGCCCCCGGTAACTCCCAATACAATCTTCATCGAGTAGCTCCTTCTCTAAAAGGTACTTTAGACTCTACCTATTATACGGAGTATTCAGAAAAAAATATTGGGAATTTAAAGTCGGAGGTAAAAACAAAAAGGGCCAGTAGTTTCCTACCAGCCCTCAAATCTACTTATTCAGTAGAAATTAGCGAGAAAGAGCCACGCGGACAAGTCCGAGCGGGTTATGGCAACCAATACCAAGGTTCTCAAACACGCTGAACCCGATGGTACGGTTACGAGGATCGTCGGCGGACAGAACAGTTAATTCTGTACGGACGGGGATACGTCCGAAGAACTCAGGTTCTGTCGTGACATAGATGTAACCAGCAGGAACCCTACGGGAGACGATGATCTGTGCACCCCAAACGGTTGCCATCAGACCGGTCTTCAACAGAGTAGCCTGGCTCTCAATGTCCAGAACATCCCGACCCCATTTGCGAATATCGCTGTAGTCCAATGCATTGCAGAACACGCGAGCGACTCTCAGGTCATACTGTTCGATCGATGCAAACGCATCAGCAAGATCAGCAGGTGTGAGAGGGGCATTCGCGAGAATGTCCGCATTGGTTGCGCCGATGTTGTCGAAACCATTGGCGACGACTGCATCCATAACGTCGAAGACTCTTGTGTCTTCAGCGGCCTGGATTTCAGCCTTTGCCAGATCCTGAGCACGTTCGATCAAGTCGAACCGGCGCTCTTTGACCTGGGTTAGAGGAATTTCCGGGTTCGATGCGATCTCGAACAACGGGAAAATCACACGACGAGGCTTTTGGATAGCCAGAATGTTCTGACCTTCCTCACCAATGACGTATGCGGTCACATTGGCGTCCTTATCGTAGATTGGAAGTGCACCATCGGGCAGTTGCTCCACCAAGAAGGTCTTGCGACCTACCGAGGTGTAGTCTCTCCGGAGGCGTAGAGGCTGGGTCATCGACGCGGCCAATTTGGCGCGTCCACCAGCGGTTTTCATATAATCAGCTATGATCTGCTGTTTGACATCATTAGAAATTTCAGCCATGAGAGAATCACCTCCTTAGATTTTCATCTGTACGACCATCCACGGGTCGGTAGTTGTTGGTTTTTGGAGCAGGATACCGATTACTGTGGCATACGGGCTGCCAGCAGTGATCGCTGCCTGATTCGCCGCTGTCAGACCCAGGACGTTCGTCAGAAGACCGTTCCGAGAAGCATACATCTTCTCACCAGCGGTATAGACGATGTCTGTGCTGCCACCGGTCTGTTTTGTCTCATAGATGTCAGTTTTGAAAACTGTACCAGATCCATGAGCATAAACAACCTTGTTCGATCCCAAAGCGGAGCTGGATTCGAAAGGATTGCCAAGGGCGTCATTCACAGCAACACCGACTACTGCATCGTATACTGTTGTGCTGTCACCAGCGGCTGGTCCAATCTCTCCACTGCCTGAGACTGCCACTACGCTACCGGCCAAAATCCCTTTCGGGGAATTGGCGTTGATCAGACGGGCATTGTTCACCTTCTGAGCATTTCCCACTCTGTTGTCCTGCGTCAGTCCGACAGCAGCAATGTCACCATAGCTGTTATAAGTCTGGCGGTACAGAGGCTCAAAGTGCGAATTCGGAACCGGAAGATTCGAATTTGCCATTAGGACTCACCTCCTCATTATTGTTTAGAACACCAACTATCACACACTCTCCCCGGTTAAGGGAAGAGCGGTGGATTTTTTAATTAACGAAACGCTTTTGAAACATCCGGGGGAGCATTCCACAGGCCACTCAAATCGCCTTCTGACGATGACGCCTGTTTTACAATCCCACTGAGTTTCTTCACACCACTTTTGGGCTCTTCCTGAGCAAAGATCAGATCGAGAAGATCACTGCTGGCTTCTTTGTCCATCTCGATCTCTTCATCAACCTTGGGATCGGCCTTCTTGGCTTCGACGACTTCTTTCTCTTCCTTTTCCTCAGGCTCCTTTTCACACTTGGCGGCTTCGACGTCTTCTTTCTTGTCCTCAGGAATCACTTCTTCCTTCTTGGCCTCGACGACTTCTTTCTCTACCTTTTCCTCAGGCTCCTTTTCGCACTTGGCGGCTTCGACGTCTTCTTTTATCTTGTCATCATCATCGTCATCGCTCTTAGCAAGAACTTCTGCGAGGCGTGACTGCCGTTGCAGAGTTGCAAGAACGGAATTTTCCGGCAGATACATCAGGTCTGTGGCCTGTTCTTCGATGAGACCATCATTGGCACCAGGAAGCATTCTCTGTGCAATCGTGATGCACTTCAGAGCTTTGTCTTCCAACTTGCGAGCGGCCTTAACGGCTTCTCTCGCCGGAGCAGGATGACCATCTTCCGTACGTCCTTCAGCTTTCCACGGGGTTTTCATGTCAGGATCTTCAGCCCATGTGGAAGGATCTCCGGTTTTGTACTTTTCAACCGGATTGTTTGCATGTTCCTGGTTCATGGTATATGGGTCGGCCTTCTTATCCATTCCGGCCACCTTTTCCATGTCCCAGCTAATTCTGTTACGACCACCCATAATCAACCTCCTGTTAAATCCATCCCCGTGGGGGGAAAATTTTGACTCTGATTTACTATTTTTAAAATCACCTGTCAGAGCCATATTAAAAGATTATTAATTTCAACCCCCACACTGTGGGGAGATTTCTGACTCTGATTACTGATTTTTTTATCTCCCGTCAGAGCCGTATTATTTCAACCCCCACATACATGGGGAATAACTTAACCTTTTAATGTTACCGTTCCGGATATGAATCCATTAATTTCAACCAAGTCACCGCTTTCACAACCTCATTAGCTGTCAACTTCCTACCGGCATATTTCTGTAAAGCATAGACCGCTTTGTCCTGAGTAAGACCCTTCGTTCCATTAAGCTCCAACAGCGCCTTTCTTATATCCTTAGATAGTGGATTTGTAAAGCAACTATCCATACAAGACATGACTGCTAGAAAATCACGACGATTATATCCATATTCAGCCAAAGAAGTTAGATCATTAGTAGTAAGAAGCATCAGGGTTCCAAACTTTAACCTGCTGAAACTTTTAGAATCCATTTCCCCTGCTACTTTTGTCAAGTATTTATCCCAGCTCTTCTTCATCTGCCACATTCTCTTCAAGGCAAGAGAAGCAGTAGGTTTAATAAGGTTCTCATCAAGTGTCTCAAGTTCCCGTGGCCCATCATCTTCGCCAGAAAACTCATTGACAATCTGATCCCCTATTTCCTGAAGAAGCTTCTGCCTGATTTTATTCTTCCATACCTGAACGTCATTCTGACCTTGTTGCTCAGGTGTAACGGGATCTGCCGGGGCATCTGCCGGAGCGTCCGCTGGTGCATCTGCTGGTGCATCTGCTGGTGCATCTGCTGGTGCGTCAGCCGGAGCATCTGCTGGTGCGTCAGCCGGGGCGTCTGCTGGAGCGTCTGCCGGTGCCTTATCCTCAGGCTTTTGGGCTTTTTTAGCGGCGGCTTTAAGAAAATCACTCTCCTGTGCTTCGAAAGCCTTTTTCTTTTCTGCCTCTTCTATTTTTGCCATAATATTTTCCGGTGGGTTTACAACATTCCGAACTACGGCACCTGTGAAGGCAGGATTAGCCACCCAGGAGGCATCCATAAACACTACAGAATCTGACTCCGAGGCATGGCCACAAAGTTCTGCCACTTTTCGCTGGATGCCATTCTCATCGTAAAAAACATTACCCTTTTCATAGCGAACATGGTCGCAGGCCTCAGTCTCATCGACGGCTTTTTTGCCACATTTAGTACATACAGAGAAAGCAATTTTGCAACCCATTGAAAGGGTCTTCATTTCACCTGCTTCAATTTTTCGAACCAGGTCCTGATGCTTTCTTTCAGTAGCGACAAGAATGTCGACATAATAACTGGTAAGGTCTTTTCCTTCTTTGTCTTTACCAACAGGTACTTCTCTCAGAACGGCATCGATAACCTTACCTTTTGCTAATTCTGGAATCTGTACGTGTTCCTGATAGTTATTAGAACCTATGAATGTTCTATAAGTTAAAGCAAGTATCTTTTTAGTCCAGGCATCCCCATTGTTATTGACAAGCTTAGAAAAAGCCGGATGAATCAAAAAATCTTTATAGGAGCTTTTGGAGTCGTCTGCGTTTTCCGTATCGACAGAGGCAACAATGGTACAATGACTCAGTAAATATTTCTGAGGGTCATATTTAGCCAGAATAGTTTTAGCCGTCTTCGTCCGACAAGAGCTAGTCCCGCACACACATTTGGCTTTATGACCACAGCATACGGTTTTAGTCCACTGATCAGAAGACACGACTGGTTCTGCAACTGCTGCAGAGCTATATCTCATCATAGCCATTATGCTTTTGGTCCTTCAACAAAAAAACGAATCATAGATGCAATAGAAGACTTCTTGATTGGCTTTTTCTCCTCAGGGCCCTTGGCTCCAGGTGTTTCTTCGACTTCGGCTTCATCTTTACTAAAAGATAAAGAATTCAGAAACTTCAGAGTATTCTGAACGGCACTTCCCGAAGAATAACCTTTCCACTCTTCGAATGTAATTGTCACATT